CGCCTACGCGCTGACGTTCGCTGCGCCGGTTCCCATCCGAACGGAGTTCGAGCGTGTGCAGGCGAAGTTCTCGCAGCGGCGCATGGCCGAGCGCGTCCGCACCGGCACCACGACCTACGACTACGACCCGCTGGCGCTGGGGGTTGCGTGATGGCGTTATGGGACCTCTTCACGGGATCGGCGGGGCGCGCCGGGAGATCGGTGCGTAGGGCTGCCGAGGACGCCGCCAAGCTCAAGCCCCCCCTCCTCGCGCCCGACTTCACCGACCAGATCATCCAGGCGGTCATGCGGCAGGAGGCGTTGCGGCTCCAGACCGGCCGCACGCGGCAGGCGGCGTTCGGGCAGCAGTATCTCTACGGCGGGACGTTCCCGACGCTTCTCAGGGGTTGGTAGATGCCACCTGTCGAGCCCCTGCGGCAGCGTCTCCTCAAACGCTGGAAGAAGCTGGAGAGCGAGCGTTCCACGCACCTCCAGCACTGGCGGCAGCTTGCCGACAACTTCCACCCGCGACGCGGGCGGTGGATGTCGAAGGACAAGAGCCAGCCGCAGCGCAACGGGAACATCATCAACCCAACACCGATGCACGCACTGCGTGTGCTGGTGTCGGGGATGATGGCCGGGATCACCTCGCCTTCGCGGCCGTGGTTCCGGCTCACGACGCCAGATCCGGCGCTCGCGCAGGTCGGCGACGTGAAGATGTGGCTGCATACGGTCGAAGACATCATGCGCCTCGTCTTCGCGCGGAGCAACATCTACAACTGCCTGCACCTCGTCTATGCGGACCTCGCCATCCCCGGCGTCGCTGCGTTGCACGTCGAGGAGGATCCCGAAGATCTGATCCGAGGCTACGTCTTCCCCATCGGCTCCTACGCCCTGGCGAATTCCGACCGCGCGCAGGTCGATACGGTCTACCGGGAAACGACGCTCACCGTCTCGCAGCTCGTCGAGAAGTTCGGCTACGAGAATTGCTCTGAGAGCGTGCAGACGGCGTGGGACCGCGGCGACTACGACAACGAGCACGAGGTGCTGCACGTCATCGAGCCCAATCGGGACCACATCCCCGGCGCGTTCGGTGTGCGCGGCAAGCGTTACCGCTCGGTCTGGCTGGAGAAAGCCGGCAATACGGACAAGCTCCTCCGCGTGTCGGGCTTCAACGAGTTCCCCGTCATGTGCCCGCGGTGGGAGGCGACGACCGAAAGCCCCTACGCTTCGACGAGCCCCGGCATGGAGGCGCTGGGCGAGTGCAAGGCGCTGCAAGAGAAGGAAAGAAGGAAACTCCAACTCATCCAGAAGATCGTCGAGCCGCCGATGGTCGGCCCGTCGCACCTGCTGACGCGCGGAGGCGTGAACCTCCTCCCCGGCGCCTTCACCGCCATCGACGTGACGCAGCACGGCCAGAAGGCCGAGCCCGCGCTGGACATCAACCCGATGGCGGTCCAGCAGGCCCGCGAGGATGTGCTCGAGTCCGAGCGGCGCATCTACGCGATGCTGTTCGCGGACCTATTCCTGCTCATCACCTCGCAGGATAGGCCGGACATGACGGCGCGCGAGGTGCAGGAGCGCCACGACGAGAAGATGATGCAACTCGGCCCCGCGCTGGAGCGGATGCAGGACGAGTTGCTGGATCCGCTCATCGATCGCGTCTTCGCCATCCTCCTGCGCTCCGGCGTGCTTCCGCCGCCGCCCGAGGAGCTTTCCGGCGTCGAACTGCGCGTCGAATACATCTCCATGCTTGCGCAGGCGCAGAAGCTTCTCGGCACGCGCTCCATCGAGCAGGCGACCCACTACGTGATGCAGCTCGCGTCCGTGAAGCCCGAGGTGCTGGACCACCTCAACGAAGGCGCCGCCGTCCGGGCGATGTTCGACGCGCTCGGCACCCCGCCCGACATGATCAACGAGCCCGAGGTGGTCGAGCAGATCCAGGCCAGCCGCCAGCAAGCCATGCAGCAGCAGATGCAGGCCGAGCAGGCATCGATTGAAGCGAAGACGGCGCGCGATCTCGCGGGCGCTCCGATCGGGCAGGGGAGCGCGCTCGATGCGCTCCTGTCGCAACTCCAGGGCGGCGCGCAGGGGACGGGGGTGGGCGCATGAAGGTCTCGAAGGAAGCCCTCCGCGCCGAGGAGAAGCTGAACGCCGCATATCGCGCGGTGCTGCGCACCGACGAGGGGCGGTTGGTGCTGCGCGACATCCTCGCGCTGTCGGGGCTGCTCGCGCCGTCGTGCCAGCCGAACGGCAACGGCGGGTTCACCTCCGGCAGCGAGACGTTCTGGCGCGAGGGCCGGCGCAGCATCGGGATGGCGCTCAAGAACCGGCTCGACGGCATCACCGCCTACGCCTTCGCGGGCCTCGTCGAAGAGAGCGCGCGGGAAATCGAGAACGAACGGGTGAAGCACCAGCCAGCCCGCAAGAGTGAGGAAAGCGATGAGTGACGCAACGGAACACGTGCTCGCGACCGCCGAGGCGGAAGCGACCACGACCGAAGAATCCGTGCTGGCTTCGGCTGGCGCGGATGAGCAGGGGAAGCCAGAGGGCGAGGCGCAGACGACTGCGGACGAAGGGCAGACGGAGGCCGGGGAGGCCGAAGGGAAGCCCGAGGAGAAGCAGTCGGAGCAGGAGCCCGAAATCCAGCTCCCCGAGGGGGCGGAGATCGACGCCGAGATCATCGAAGCTGCGAAATCGAAAGACCCGCAGAAGGTGATCGACGCGCTGTTGACCGCCCAGCAGAAGCGCGCGGCGGCGTGGGAAGAGAAGCAGAAGGAGATGGTCGCCACGCTCAAGGCGGACAAGGACTTCGGTGGCGAAAGTTTCGAGTACAACGTGAACCTCGCCAACCGCGCACTCGCGAAGTTCGCGGACCCGGAGCTTCTCACCCTCCTCAAGAACACCGGCCTCGGCAACCACCCGGCCGTCGTCAAGACCTTCTTCCGCATCGGCAAGGCAAACGCGGAGGACTCGGTCGCAGGCACCGCCGCATCGCCCACGAAGAAGGGCGAGTCCATGAAAGACGTGCTCGCCCGGCACTACCCAACGCACTTCCCTGACCAGGAGAAATAATCGATGGCAACCTTCACCGACAGCGGGTATCCCACCCTCGTCGACGTGACCAAGCGGCTGCGGCCGGACGGATCCGTCGAGACCGACATGGCCGAGCTTCTCCAGAAGAAGCTCCCCTTCATCCAGGACATCCCCTGGATCGAATCCAACATGCCCACCGGGCACCTGGTCACGAGCCGCACCGGGCTCCCGACGCCGACGTGGCGCGGGTTCAACGAGGGCGTCGACCCGACCAAGACCGAGAGCGAGCAGTACGTCGAGAGCATGGGCATGCTCCGCGACTACTCCAACGTCGACCCCGACTTCGCCAAGCTCCACGGCGACATCGCTGCGTTCCGCATGTCCGAGGACAAGGGCAAGATCGAGGCGTTCGGGCAGGAGGTGGAGCGTTCGTTCCTCTACGAATCGATCCTCACCGCGCCCAAACGCATCCACGGCCTCACGCCGCGCTACCCGGCGACGTCCGGCTACACCGCGTCCGACTACGTGATCGGCCTCGGCACGCGCTCCGGCACCAACTGCCAGTCGATCTGGCTCATCAACTGGGATCCCGACTCGCTCTTCGGCATCTACCCGAAGCACAGCGTCGCGGGCCTCCAGAAGCGCGACCTCGGCGAACAGATGGTCACGTCGCCCGTCAACGGGAAACAGATGACCGCGCTCGTCACCGAGATCTCATGGGATCTCGGCCTCTGCGTGAAGGACTATCGCAAGGCCGTCCGCCTGCAGTGGGATCCCGACGACACCGAGGGCGTGTCGGACACCGGCAAGTCGCTCTACCTCGGGCTCCAGCGGATGATCGACACCGTGCACGACCTCGGCCCGCACGCGCGCTTCTACATGAGCCGCGTGTCCATGGCGAAGCTCAACCAGCAGGTCGCGTCCAACGCCGAAGGCTCGCTCCAGTGGGTCGAGCTCAACGGGCGGCTGACCCCGCACTTCCGGGGCATCCCGATCCGCATCTCGGACACCCTCACCGGCGAGACCGCGATCTCCTGACCCTTTTCTGGCGCTGTTTTCGGCGCCGGAGGACCAAACCATGATGACTGAAGGACACCTCAACTTCTCCGATCAGCAGTCGCTCTCGGGGACCTCAAATATCGTCTCCACGAACGTCTACAGCGCCGGCGCCGCCAAGAAAGTCTTCGGCGGCGTCAACCGCAAGGCGCGGCTGGCAATCCAGGTGACGGCGGCCGGCGGAACGGACCCGACCTTCCGCGCGCGCCTCGTCGCCGCCGACAACGCCGGGCTGACCACCAACCCCGTGACGCTCGCCGATACGGGCGAGCACGCGGCCACCGGCCTGCCGCTCATGTTCGAGTTGCTGCCGGGGATGCAGGCGGCCAACAAGCTCTTCTACGGCATCGTCTACACGCTCGGCGGCACCGACCCCACGGCGACCGTCAATGCGCAGGTCACGATGGATCCGCAGTCGGCGGGCATCCGCTGATCTCTCAACCGGGGGCGGGGCCTTCGCGGCCCCGTCCCTTTCGAGGACACCATGCCGAAGTTCAAGATCACCAAGCCCCGGTACATCAATGGGGAGTACGTCTTCGCGTCGCCGCAGCACCCGGCGGTCATCGACCTGCCCAAGGCGCCGGACAAGTCTCGCACGAACGAGTGGCTGGGACTGCACCCCATCGACGAGACCATCGAGCCGCCGAAGCCGCACTACGTCAAGACCGAGCAGCGGCAGAAGGAAACCGCCGCCGGGAAGTTCAGCGAGCGCACATCCGACCGCGAGGCGATCTGACCCATGGCCGCAACGACGGACGCGCAGATCTGCAACATGGCGCTGCTGCGCATCGGCGTCACGCGCACCATCGACTCGCTTGACTCGCCCACCGAGGAAGGCAGGGCGTGCAAGGCGGTCTTCGACTGGTGCCGCGACGCCGTGCTCGCGTCCTTCGACTGGCCGTTCGCCTCCCGGTGGGAGCAACTCGCCGAACCTGTCGGCGACCCGATTCAGGGCTGGGCGCACACCTACGCGCTCCCCACCGACTGCCTCGTGGCGCGGGAGATCTGGTGCGGCCTGCGCAACCCGCGCACCGACCAGCGCACGCCGTTCGAGGTGGCGGGCGGCCTCGTCGGCACCGATGCGGAAGCGCCCGTCGCCCTACGCTACACCGCGCGGGTGACGCACTTCTATCCGCCCGGCTTCAAAGAGGCGCTCGCGTGGCGCCTCGCCATCGATCTCACCCTCGCGCTCCGCAAGGACGGCTCGCTCTACGGGCAGGCAAAGCAGGAGTACGAGATCGCGCTGTCCCGCGCCAAGGTGGAGGCCGTCAACGAGGGGGTGCCCGACCGGCCGCCGCCCTCGCTCATCGAGGCGTTGCACAACACCCTCCGCGAAAGGGACTGGACGTGCCGCTCGTAAGGCAGACCAGCTTCGCATCGGGCGAGCTTGCGCCGACGCTCCAGGGGCGCGCGGACCTGCCGCAGTATGCGACCGGCCTGCGCCGCTGCCGCAACTTCTTCATCTCCAAGCACGGCGCCTGCGTTTCCCGTCCCGGCATGAGGCACGTTGCCACGCTCGGCGCGACCGGCGCCCATCGGCTGGTCCCGTTCGTGTGGTCGGAGCAGGATGCTTTCCTGTTGGTCTTCTCGACGCGGAGGCTGCGCGTCTACCGGCAGGGCTTGCCCGTCAGCCGGAGCTTCACCACGCCATATGCGGCCTTCGACCTGCCGAAGCTGAAATTCGCGCAGGTTGGGCGCTACATGACCATCACGCACCCCGATCACGTGCCGTACGAGCTGTTCTATGGGACGAACAGCGTCGCGGACTGGCGCTTCCGGGAGCTGTCGTTCGATGTGCCGGAGATGCCGCTCGCCGGTCAACTTGGCGATCCAATTCCCGCTGGCGACGCGAACAACCCGCCGCGCGATTGGAAATACAAGGTCTCGCTCACCCTGCGCGACCGGGAGACGGGGCAACTCGTCGAGACGAAGGCTCGACTCGTCACGCAAGATCTCAATGGGGGTACGCTCCCAAGCGACCTGAAGATTGCCCCCAGACCCCAAAAGCCGGCTGCGATCATCATCGATGTTCGGCACGACGATCCGATCGCCGGCACGCTTACGTGGGCGTACAACTTCTATCGCGGGCGCGGCAACGTCTTCGGCTACATTGGCACGGTCAGTGATACTTTCTTCTTCGAAGACTACGGCGACACCCCCGACTACTCCCGGCCCCCGCGGATCGGACAGAACCCGCTCGCCGTGCAGGACCTCTACGGCTGGGTACGCACAGCCGAAAATCCGGTGTGCGTCACCTACCACGAGAACCGGCTGGTGCTCGGCGGCACCGCAGAGCGACCGCATCACCTTTGGTTTTCGAAGCAGAACGACTACACCAACTTCGACGTGCATCCGGCGCCGCTGGTGCAGGCCGGCGACTCATTCAACTTCCAACTCGGCTCCATGCAGGCCGAGCAGATCCGCTCGCTCGTCAGCGCCGGCTCGCTCCTCGTCTTCACGGACGCATCGGTGTGGGCGGTGGTCAGCGGCGGCGGGCCACTCTCGCCGACCGACTACGCGGCGCGGATGCAGTCCGAGGTGGGCGCGTCGTGGGTCCAGCCGCTTCTCGTCGGCGGGCATGTGCTCTACGTGCGCTCCAAGGGGCGTGGCGTACGGAACCTCGTCTACGACGACAACCGCCGGTCGTATGTCGGCGCGGATCTCTCGTTCTTCGCCCAGCACCTGTTCGATCGGGAGATCACCGATTGGACCTTCGCGGAAAGCCCGTGGGGCGTCGTGTGGGCTCTCCGTTCGGACGGAAAGCTCCTCTCGCTGACCTACGTGCCCGAACTCGGCGTGTGGGCGTGGGCCATGCACGAAACCGAAGGGACCGTCCGCGCGATCTGCGCGCTCCCCGAGGGCTCGGAGGATGTGATCTACCTCGTCGTCGAGCGGGGCGGGACGAACCGCCTGGAGCGGATGAGTTCGCGTTCGGTGTCGCTGGACGGCGCAGTGAGTCTGTTCCGGGTGCCGTCCGCGAAGACGATCACGGGTCTGACGCACCTCGCCGGCATGACCGTCTCCGTGGTGGCGGACGGGGATGTGGTCGAGAACGTGCAGGTCGACGAGACGGGGACGCTGGAGATCCCGCTGGAGGCGACCAACATCACGGTCGGCCTGCCGTACCGCTGCACCATCGAGCTTCTGGACGTGGCCGGAGCGCGCCCGCAGACCAAATCGGTGCGCCGTGCGCTCATCGAGGTGGAGGGTTCCCGCGGGATGTGGGTCGGCGAGGACGACGAGCACATGACCGAATGGCGGCAGCGATCGGTCTCCGACGACTACGATCCGATGCCGGAGTTCACGGGCATGGTCGAAATGACGATGAGCAGCACGTTCAACGAGCACGGTCGCATCACCATCGAGCAGCGGGCGCCGTTCCCGCTCACCGTGCTGGCCGTCACCCGCGATGTCGAGGTGGGAGGGTAGGATGCTGCCTATTCTCGGAGCGATTGCGGTCGGGGCCGGGGCGATATTCGGCGCGGCCAGCAAGAGAGAGGAGGGCAAGGAGGCCCGGCGCGTCGCCGAGCACAATGCGCGCATCGCGGAGATGGCGGCGCAGGACGCGATAATGCGCGCCTCCCAGCAGGCCGGTCGCCACCGCATGGCCGCGTCGCAGGTGATCTCGCAGCAGCAGGCGATCATCGGCGCATCCGGCGTAGATCCCGGTGCCGGGACCGCGGTACGACTGGCAGAGGCGTCGCGCGGGGCGTCGACCTTCGACGAGTTGGTGATGAAGAACAACGCCGCGCGGCAGGCATACGGCCTCAAGCTGCAGGCCGACGAGATGCGCCGGCAGGGCAGGGCGGCGCAGAAAGCGGCGAATGCAGCGGCCGTGGGCGTGCTCCTCGGCGGCGCAGGGCAAATCGCGGGCATGGGGTACAACTTCGGCTGGTGGGGCTGAGATGCCACGGGTTCCCGTCATCACACCGCAGGCCGTCACAGCCCCCATCGCCACGCCCATGCAGCGCGAGGCGCCGGTCTCGGCGGGCTTGCAGGTCGCCTCGCAGACGTTGCAGGGCGTCGGCTCGATGCTGTCCGACATCGCCGAGAAGGAGCAGCGGCAGGCCGAAGCTGTCGAGATCTCGGACTTCGAGACGTTCGCCGAGGAGCGGTGGACGACCGACTTCTACGACGACGAGAATGGCTTCCGGCGCCTCAGGGGGCAGGAGGCGTTCGGGCAGGAGCAGGCGTTCCTGGAGTCGCACGAGAAGGCGCTGGACGAGCGCATCGCGCAGATCCGCTCCCCCCGCGCCCGCAGGCTGGCGCAGGCGCGCAAGGCCGCGCTTCTGGCCGACCGGCGCCGGCAGATTGAGCAGTACCTTGGGAAGCAGCGGGAAGTCGCCAAGTCCGCGTCCAAGGTCGCACGGATGGCGACGGGGCTCGACGCGCTCGCGCGCAACTACTCCGACCCGGCGGCGCGGGCCGAGTCGCTGGAGTCGGTGCGGGCGACGATCTTCGAGCTTGCTCCGACGGAAGAAGCCGCCGAGGCCGAGTGGATCGAGTATCAGCAGAAGGCCGCCGGCGTCATCATCCAGCGTTATCTCGACGATAACGACGTGGAAGGGGCGCGGGCGTACTACGCGCAGACGGCGGATGTGCTGGGTGTGGCCGGCAGGGATCTCAAGCGCCAGATCGAGGTGGTCGAAAACCGCCAGAAGGCCCGGCGCATAGTGCGCGACATCATCGAGGGCGCGCGCGGCGAGAACGGCCGGGTGGACGTGACGGCAGCGCGGGCTCGGCTTGCCGAGATCGAGGACGAGGGCCTGCTCGACGAAGTGGAGCCGCTGTTCGAGCGCGCGGTGCGGGCGGCAGACGACGATTGGAAGCGGATCATCAACGACAACATGAACCGCGCGCTCACGCAATACGAGCGCGGCGGGAATTCGCTCGGCGCCATCGACCCGCGCGTGAAGGACTGGCTCATCGAGCATGCGCCCAAGGAGTGGCGGGCCATCGAACGCATGGCGCGGGCGGATGCGGATTATTGGCGCAGGCGGCAGCAAGAGCGCGGCGCAGGTGGGGGCGAGTCGGACGAAGACCTCCGGGCGCGCACGGATCTGATCGTCGATATCCAGGACAACCCCGATCTATACGCGGACATGACCTCGGAGGAATTCTTCTTGACGTGGCGCCCGCGCATGTCGGCGTCGTCCTACAAGTGGGCCGTCACCAGGTTCGAGCAGCACAAGCGGCGGGTGGCGAACGGGATGCTGGCGACGATGGGTGAGTTCAACATCGCCGTGAACGGCGCGATGGCCGAAAACAACATCACCAAGAACGAAGACCGCAAGCTGTTCAAGGGGCGCATGGCGTCGTGGCTCGACCAGTACCTGTCCGACCACAAGAAGTGGCCGACGCAGCAGGAGATCCGTGACGAGATCGCGCGGCAGGTGGAAGATGTGAAGGTGAAGAGGTGGTACGGCACCGGCACTACCAGCCGGTTCCGCGCTGATCCCGAGGACATCATCGAGGAGTCGGATTCCCCCGAGCCCCCCGAAGCCCCGCGCATGTCGAAGCGCGACCGCGCGCGCCAGCTCTGGAAGCAGGGCGTTCCCGCCGACGAAGCCGACCGCATCCTTGCCGCCGAGGGCTACGAATGAGCAGCGCCGCCGACCTGTATGCAGAGTTCGAGGCGGAGGGCGGTCCCCAGCCATCCGGCACCTCGGCGGCGGGGCTGTACGCCGAATTCGAGGCGGAGGAATCCGAAAAGGACCAGCGCGTCTGGAACCTCATCGGCGCGCACATGCCGGACCAGTCGCTCGAAGGGCTCGACCGCGAGGAGGCCGTGCTTCGGCTTTCGGAGCTGTCGGGCATCGAGCCGAAGATCGTCCGCGAGCGTTACGACGAGATCCTGACGAATTGGCAGAAGTCGCAGTTCGATCCACGCGCCTTCCGCGAGGCAACGCCGTGGATCGATCTGGTGCTCGACCACGATCCGAACCTCGCCGAGGTGGCCGCACGCGACGTGCGGGAAGGCAATCTCGCCCTCGACGTGGGGCTTGCCGGCGCAGGCACGGCCGTTGACATCGCAGGCTCGGGCGTCACCGGCGCCAATATTCAGACGGGGCTCCTCGCGCCTCCAGGCTCGCCTCCGTTCCTCGACACGCTCCTTGGGTTCGACGTAGCGGGCGAGGTCCACCGCGTCGCTGACTGGATCCGCAGCGCCATGTCGCCGGAAGGGCAGGCCGAGCGCGAGAAACCCCTGCTCAAGGGCGAGCCGTTCCGGCCTTCGACGTGGGGGCTCGGCGACGACGTGACCGCGCGCACCCTCGCGATCAAGGGTGGCGAGATCTATGGCAGCATGCTCGGCGTCGTCGCGGCCTCGATCGCAGGCGGCCCAGCGGCCGGCGTCGTCGTCGGCGGCCTCACCGCAGGCGGAGCCGGTGCAGAGCAGGCCCGAGGCGTCGTCGAGCAGATGGCGCGTACGCCCTCCTCACTGGAAGACGGCGCGCCGTCGCTCCTCGAAGCCGAATCCACGGTGTACCGCCGCTTCCGCGCGCAGGGCCTCACGCACGAGCAGGCGGTCGAGGCGACGGCGAGAGACGCCGAGCAGCTTGCCTTCATGCTGTCGTCGGCGGTCGGTGCCGCAGGCGGCGCGGCCACCGGCAAGATCCTCTCGCCGGCCACGCGCACGCTCGCCACCCGCGGTGCCGCTGCGCAGATCGCCGGCCGCATCGGCATCGGCGCGCTGGAAGAGGGCACGCAGGAGGCGCTCGAATCGATCGCCACCGGCGTCGGCATCGAGGCGGGCGCGGGCATCGACATCGACATCACCGCCGGACTTCACGAGGACTTCCTCCTCGGCGCCCTCGGAGGCGCCCCCGTCGGCGGGATTGGCGGCGTTGGAGCCGTCGCCCAGCAGCGCATCCAGCGGCGCGCGGAGATGGCGAAGGCGCTGCTCGACGCGGCGAAGAAGTCGCACCTCGCCAAAGCATCCCCGCAGACCTTCGCGGAGGTCGCGGCGGCGCAGACGGAAGCCGCTGGCGAACGTACGGAAGCTCTCTATCTCGACGCCGAGCCGACGCTGCGCCTGTTCCAGGAGGCGGGTGTTGACCCGCGGGAATTCTTCTCCGAGGAGCAGCTTGAGGAAGCGCGCCTGACGGGCGCGAAGCTGGAAGTCCCGCTGGCGAAGCTTCCCGATCTGGTCAACACCGGCCTCGAAGCGCGGCTGGCCGAGCACGCGACGACGCGCGCGGACGAGGACACGGCGGCGCAGGCGCAGCTTGCGGCGCAGGAGCTTGAGGAGCAGGCGCAGGCGCTCGCCAAAGAGATCGACTCGGTCGAGCCGGGCGAGGCGGAATCGCGGCTGCTTGCGCTCCTGGAATCGGACCTCGTCAAGGCGTTCAAGAAAAAGGACGCGAAGCCGAATCTCGCGCTGTGGCGTGCGTTCGTCCGCACGCAGGCGGCGTACATGGGCGTGCAGCCCGAGGCGCTGTTCGCCGAGATCGAGGTGCGGGTGCGGCGGCGGGTCGAGGCCGGCGCATCGCCGCTGGAGGCCGCGACGCCCGCTGTGGAGGCGGAGCGGGCGGTCGAGGATGCAACGCCTGCGGTGGAGGCGGAGCGGGCGGTCGAGGATGCAACGCCTGCGGTGGAGGCGGAGCGGGCGCAGGCGGCCGAGGCGGTTGCGGATGGGCCGATCTCCGAAACCACGGGAATCGAGCCCAAGCCTGCGGAATCACTTGAAGTCGCCCCGATCTCTTCTCCGCGCCTGATCACTCCCCAGCGGCCCGAGGGTGAGCCGATCAGCTACCGGGTGATCGAGGCGGACGATCTCATCCAGTCGCACGATCCGCACACCTTCCTGCCGAACCCGGACTATCCGCCCGGCGTGCAGGAACGCGAGTACCACCGGCAGGTCGAGGAGCAGACGAAGGTCGCCACCGCGGCGCAGCGCATCGATCCCGATCTCCTTCTCTCCGATACGCCCACGGCGGTGGACGGCCCGCCGATCGTGACCTCCGGCGCACGGGCCATCGTTCTCGGCGGCAACGGTCGGACGATGATGCTCAAGCGCGCCAGCGAGGAGCAGCGCGCGGCCTACAAGGAAGCGCTCATCCAGCGCGCGGCGCGGTTCGGCATCGACCCGGCCACCGTCGCCTCGATGCGGAACCCGGTTCTCGTCCGCGTCCTCGATGGGGTGCCCGACACGGCTTCGACGGCGGACCTCATAGCCGCCGTGCGTCGCACCAACGAGGGCATGACGCAAGCCCTCTCGCCGGCCGCTCGCGCCGTCGCCGAGGCAAAGCTTCTTTCGGCGGACGCGATCCGCGACCTCGCCGCTCTGCTCGAAGGCGACGTGACCCTGCGCGACGTGATGCGCACACGTCCGCAGGACGTCGTCAATATCCTGCGGCGCGAGGGCATCATCACCCGGCAGAACCAGTCCGAATGGCTGTCGGGGAAATTCCTGACCGATGCCGCGAAGGACCGCATCGAGGGGATGTTCCTCGGCCGCATCGTCGGCAGCGGCGATCGGTTGGCGCAAACGCAGAAGTCCATCCTGAACAAGCTGGAACGCGCCGCGCCGTTCCTCTTGCGCGTCGAAGGGCTGGCACCAGAGCACGGGCAGATCGCCACCGTTCAGAAGGCGCTCGATTTGCTCGCGGATGCCCAGCGCCGCGGCATGCCGATCGAGACGATCGCCGGCCAGCAGGATCTCTTCGGCGCCTCGGAGACGACCCCCGACGTTCTGCGCATGGCGCAGCTTCTCCGCGACACCGGACCGGTCAACCTCGCCGCGCGCTTCCGTGCGTGGTCGGAGATGGCCGCGAGTACGCGCCAGACCTCGCTCTTCGCCCGCACCCCGACATTCGAGGAGGTGCGACAGGCCCTTCTCGGCGAAACGGTCGTCGGGCGGTTGGAGCAGGGGGCGGTCATCCTGTACCAGCCCCACACGGTGTCGGTGCCCCGCGGCTACCTCGAACGCCGCGGCAACCAGATCCTCATCACCCTCACGGAGAAAGCCGACCGCTCGACGTTCCTCCACGAGACAGGGCACGCCTTCCTTGAGATCGCGCTGGACATCGCGGAGCGCGCGGACGCGAGCGACGCGGCCAAGAACCAAGCCAAGGCCATCCTCGGCTGGCTCGGCATCGAATCCCGCGCCGAACTGACGACCGAGCATCACGAGCGGTGGGCGCGCGCCTTCGAGGCGTACCTGATGGAGGGCAACGCCCCTTCGCAGGAACTCGAATCCGCCTTTGCCAGATTCCGCAACTGGCTGGTCCGCGTCTACCGCGCCATCCGCAACCTCAACGTCGAGCTCGACGACGAGGTGCGGAGCATCTTCGACCGCCTCCTCGCCACCGACGAGGAGATGGCGCGCATTCCTCCTCCCCAGCCGTTGTTCAACAGCCCCGAGGAAGCAGGGATGACGCTGGAGGAATACCAGCGGTATCTCCACGAGTGGGGAAAGATCAACTCGCTCGCGCAGAAGCGCGCCGACCGTGCGCAGATGAAGGAGCACCTGCGCACGCTCGACAAGGCGTGGCGGGACGAGCTGCGCGACCTGCGCCGGCAGGCCGAGGAGGACTACGAGCGGCTGCCCGAGCGCAAGGCGTGGAACTACCTCCGGGGCCGCGTCGCGGGCGACGTGCGGCTCGACTTCAACCAGGTTGTCACGGTGCTCGGCAAGGAGCGCGCCCGGCGCTACCTCACCGCCCGCATCGGCGGCGCGAACATCGACGAGGTGGCCGTCACCCTCGGCTACGAGTCGGGCGCCGACATGCTGCGCAAGGTGGACGCCCTCCCGAGCAAGGAGGAGTGGGCGCGCTCCGAGGCGCAGAAGCGCATCCGCGAGAAGCATCCGTCCATGCTGGAGCAGCGCGACCGGCTGCGCGCCGAGATCGCCAAGGACATTCACGGCGACCACACGCTCCGGTGGCACCTGATCCAGCACAAGGCGCTCATGCGCAAGGCCGGCATCGAGGGCGAGGCCCCGCCGCTTGCCGTCATTCGCCGCGCCGCCGAGATCGTCGCAGAGCGCCGGCAGGTGAAACGGCTTGATCCGCACGTCGCGCTGCGCGCCGCATCGTCGTTCGGGCGCCGCGCCTACCTCGCCGCGTCGAAGGGCGACTACGCCCTCGCGTCGGCCCTCCATCGCCAGCAGATCGTCAACGAGGCGCTGCACCGTTACTTGCGCGACTTCAAGGACGAGATGGCGCAGGCGGAAACATACCTGCGCAGGCAGGCGAAGAAGGAGCAGCGAGGGAAGGTCGGCAAGGCCGCAGAGGGCGCCTTCCTCCCCGGCTTCGACGCCTTGCTCGCCGCCGTGGGGCTTGCCGAGCGGCGGGCGGATCTCGCGGAGAGTCTGGAAGCCTTCGACGCGCTCGTGCGCCTTGCGGAAGCCGAGGGCAACCCCATTGGCGACGACGCATCCGCCCTCCGCGCCCTCATTGCCGAGCCGAAGGAGTGGCGCAACCTCACCGTGCAGCAGGCGCGCGCCGTCCGCGACGCCGTGAAGCGCGTCCGCACCATCACCAAGCAGATGGTCGAGACCGCGCTTGAGAACGAGCGCATCGCCGTCGACGAGCTGATCGCACGCATTGAAGAGGAGGCGAGCGGGCGCAGGCCGGACCTTGGCCCGCTCTACGCCGCCCGGCAGCAGAAGTCGGCAGTAAGGAAGGGGATCGACAAGGCCATCGGTCTGCACGGCGCGATGATCGATCCATTCCACGCTCTCTCCGCGCTGGGGGAGACCGCGCGCCGGTTCTTCGGCGACTCGTTCAACGCCGCGAAGGTCAAGCGCGCCGAGCTTGCGGAGAAGTTCGCGGGCGCCATCGAGCGCCTGTGGCGCGAGCTTCCGCAGGAAACCCTCAAGCGCCGCTTCGAGGTGATGACCGACTTCTACGACCGCCTCGGATTCCAGGAGGGCGTCAACCTCGGCGGCCCGGTCGACCGCCTCACGCTGCTCATGATCGCCCTCAACATGGGCAACCCGCACAACCGCCAGCTCGTCAACAGCACCATCCGTGGGGGCGAGGCCAATATTCTGGCGTACCTCAACGAGAAGCTGACCGAAGCGGAATGGCGCTGGGTGCAGTCCGTGTGGGACGCGCTCGACGGCATGTGGCCCGAGATCGCGGCGAAGGAGATGCGCGTCAACGGCGTACCCCCGGAGCGCGTCGAGGCCATGCCCATCGAGACGCCCTACGGCACGCTGCGCGGCGGGTACTTCCCGGCGAAGGTCGATCCGCGCATCCGCCGCACGTCGCAGGGCGCGGTGCAGGAGGCCGTCGCCGCCTACCGGGATCCGGGCTACCGCAGCGCAGCGACGCCCAAGAGCCACACCCGTCGCCGCGCGCCGAATGCGTCCTACGTCGTCGACCTCAATTGGAGCGTCGTCCCCGGCCACGTCGCGCAGGTGGTGCATGACATCGCCTTCGACGAGTGGGTGCGGCGCAGTGCGCGCATCGTCGAAGATCCCCGGATGCGGACGTTGCTCCAGCGCACGCTGGGCGAGAGTCGCGCGCGCGAGTTGTCCGACTGGATCAAGTTCGTCTCCAACCAGCAGGCCGTCACCGTCGCGCAGATCGGAAACGACTGGGCAAAGCTGGGCCTGTGGGGCCGGGGCAGGCTTGCGGTCGGCGCGCTCGGCTGGGCGGCGCAGGTGGCGCTCCAGGATCTCACGAACGCCCCGATTGCCATGTTCCGCGGCACGAAGGCCGGGGGCATTTCGCTGCGCTGGGGCACGCTCGGCTACGTGGCGGGCCTGACGGGCGTCGCGAACAAGCTGCCCATCCGACGCGACGTGCTCAAGAAGAGCGGCTACATGCGCACGCGGACGGCGACCGAATCCGAGGCGCGGCGGCGCGAATTCCTTGTCAGCATGGGCGCCAACCGCTCGCGCATCATCCGGGCGCGGGATGCCGTCGCCAACACGGCGTTCTTCTTCCTCGAATACATGGACCGGATCTCGTCGACGCAGATCTGGCTCGCGCGCTACTGGGAGGAGAAGGCGGCTGGCTCCTCGGAGGCGGAAGCCGTCCGCGTGGCCGACCGCGCCGTGCAGGACAACCTGCCGACGATGGACAAGCTGGAGCAGGCCGCCGTCATGCGCCAGCCGGGCGCCATGGGCGCAATGATGGCGTTCTTCGGCTACTTCTCGAAGCTCTACAACATCACCGTGCAGGGCCTGGGCGGGCGCGCGGTGTCGGCCGTCACCGAGGCGGCTCGCGCCGGGACGTGGACCGCAGGCGCGCAAGCGTCGTTGGAGATCGCGAAGATGGCCGGGCGCTACGCTGCGATCATGGTCACTGCCGGGCCGCTCGCGGAGTTTTTGGCGGGGCGGGGCTGCGACCTCGACGAAGATTTCGCGGAGTGTATCCTTCGCAAGTCCGTTGCCATGCCGTTCAACATGGTGCCGCTGGTCGGCAGCATCGCCGCTGCGAAGGTGGAATCGGCACTCGGCGGCAGCTCGCGCTTCTACATCACGGCGCGCGCGCCCATCCAGAGCTTCGCGTGGGACATGATCCAGGGCCTCGGCGATGCGGTCGACGAAGACGCCGACTCCGAGGAGCGTGCATGGGCCGCGCTGGAATTGCTGTTGACGGGCAGCGGCCTGCCGACGCGCCAGCCCATGCGGACGCTGACCTACATGCAGGATCTGCTGGTGGGCGACGAGCAGCCGGACGACGTGTTCGAGGCGGCATCCGGCCTCATCTACGGCCAGCGCGCCACGTCGACCCCGCTCACCACCGCAAGCGACCTGTTGCAGGGTCGATGAACAGCGAGAGCAGGTAGACCGACGAGAAGATCAGCAGCGCCCACGCGAAGCTGAACGCGCGGGCGAGCGTCAGAAACAGCGTGCCGTAGAGGATCGTCGCGGCGATGTAGTCCTTCATGGCAGCCGCACCCAGCCGCTCAGCAGCTTTCGCATCGAATCCCCCTTCCCGGCCAAACCTACCCTCGCCCGAATCGACTGCACAAGCCCCGCGACCCTTGTGGTATGGCCGTTACCCTCACGACCCTCGAAGTCGAGTACGTCAGCGACGGCAGCACCACCGAGTTCCCGGTGCCCTTCGCCTTCGAGGCCGACGAGCACCTGCGCGTGTCTGTGATCAGCAACGGCGTCACCCTGCCGCTGGTTCTCAACGTCGGCTACACCGTCACGGGGGCAGGTAAGGGTGAAAACGCCGGAACCGTCACCCTGGTGACGGCAACAGCCGCCGGCAACACCGTTCGCATCGTCCGCGTCGTCCCCCTGACGCAGCCCGTCGAATTCCGAACGCAGGGCCGGTTCTCCCCGGTGCTGCACGAGAAGGCGTTCGACCGGCTCACGATGATCTGCCAGCAGCTCCAGGCCGGGGTTATCGACCCCGGCGAGATCATCGCTGGCGAGGTGAACGAGGGCGCCAACCTCGGATCCGGCGCCGGGGTGTACGCCGACAAGATCGGCGCTGTGCTTCGGTTTCGCTCCATCGTGGCGGGCGACGAGACGATCAGCGTCAGCGCTGGCGAGCAGACCATCTCCATCGCCCTCGGCGAAGTCGGCCCGGAAGACGTGGGGGCGGCACCCGCCGCGCTCGAAGATGTGGTCGACGACCTCGCATCCCGGCTCTCCGACCTCGAAATGGTCGCCGAGGCCGAATACCGCTGGGACGGCACGGCCTACACGCGAGTCTTCGCGAGTGACCCCCTCGCCGTGTTGCCGAAGACCATCGCCGCCCCCGTCGTCGGCACCGCCACTGTGGACCTGACCGCGGGCGAAGCGGGCGGCTCGCCGACCGATGAACGCTACACGGTTCTCGTCACTGCCGGGCCAGGCGTGTCGAGCGGGCAGCCCATGCGCGTCGCCTACAGAAACAAGTCCGTCGACGGCTTTGACCTCCAGTTCTCCGGCTCCGACCTCGGCGAGAACGTCGAGCACTTCTGCCTCCGGCTCCGGTTCGTGGTGTGAATCTGTCCCCGCACTTCACGCTCGACGAGATGCTGCGGACCAGCCGGGACGTAGACGGGGATCCGCGCACGCCCTACACCGTCGACAACCGCCCGAGCGAAGCCGACAGGCGCCATCTGCTCATCCTCTGCCGTGACCATCTCGAAGCGATCCGAGAGGTGTGGGGGCCGCTGCGCGTCACCAGCGGCTATCGTTCCCCGCGCCTCAACGAGATGGTCGGTGGCGCCCGCGATTCTGCGCACCGTTTTGGCTGCGCCGCGGATCTCATCCCGATGCGCAAGGGCGTCACCGTCGAGAAGGTCTGGCGCTGGCTCAAGACCAGCGGGCTCCCGTTCGATCAGGCCATCTGGGAGATCAGCAAGAGCGGCACCCACTGGTTGCACTACGGCATCGCGCGCCCCGGCTATGGGCCGCCGCGGCGGATGCACTTCACCATCCACAAGAGGCAGCCATGAAGCTCTGGACCCTCCCCGCCGACATGGCGGGCGCGTTCGTGAAGCACATGACCGGCGCGCGGACGGTCGGTTTCCTTCCGGGCGAGGTGTTGTTCGCACGGCTGCCGCCGGCATCGCTCCTCGCTCGCGCGCTGGTGCGCTCCGGCAAGTACGCCATCACGATCGGGCGCTTTGTCCTCACCGTCGCGGTGCTGAACGACGAGCAGGTGAAGCACGAGCGGGAGCACGTCCGGCAGTGGAACAAATGGGGCGTGTTCTTCCCGCTGGCGTACCTCGTCGCGTCGCTGTGGGCCGCGGTGCAGGGCGACGCCTACTGGGACAACTACTTCGAGCGGCAGGCGAGGGGAGAATGATGCTCCTCCTTCGCAACTCGGACGGCCGCAAGGACGGTGCCTGGACGCTGGCCGTCGTCTTCTCCATCGCGCTCGCCGTGACGATGCTCGTCGGCGGCTCCGAGTGGAGCGAGGCTGGTGGCCTCGTCGTCCGCATCCCGCCGCCGGATGGAACGAGCATCGCCGCGCAGGTCGCAGCGGTGGGGGCCTACGTCTGGCGGCGCCGGGATAAGGCGAGGGAGGCATGATGCGCCGCATCCTCACCCACGCAATCGCGCTCGGCGTCGGCGCCGTGCTGGCCCTCTGGCTGCGCCCGGAGCCCGAGGTGCGCGAGCGCGTGAAGGTCGAGTACGTGGAGACCTTCGCCGCGCACGAGGAGTGGGTCACGCGCCGCGACGCCACGACGGACGCCCACATCGAGCGCGAAGTCGTCCCCGGCCCCGACTACCGCCGCATCACGCGCCCGGACGGCACGGTCGAGGAGACCGGCGTGGTGGCCGTGCGCGAGGCGCTGGACGTGCGCCAGAGCGAGACCGAGGAGGCGCGCGGGGAGCGCGTGGTGGAGCGCGTGATCCGCGAGGCGGTGGAGGTAGAGCGGGTGGTCGAGGTGCCGTATGCGAAGTGGGCGCTCGGGCCGGCGGTTGGCTGGTCCACCGCTGGCGGCACGATCGGCGGCGCGCATCTGACCACGCCGCCGCTGGGGCCGCTCCAGTTCTCGGCGATCGTCGTCGGCGGGCCGGGCGAAGCGGCGGGCTTCCTGACGGCGCAGATTCGGTTCTAGGAACACGAAGGCCCCGCCGGCGCGGGGGGC